TTAGAAATCGTGAAGTATTTGCAATTTATTTGCAATCTGCTTATTTTGACTTGCTTCGTATTCTTGAATTAAATATGCATATTTTTTCATTGTGGTAGTTAAATCGGCATGCCCCAATCGTTTAGAGATTGCATATAAGTCTATTCCTTGATAAAGAAGAAATGCAACGTGAGAGTATCTTAAAGAGTGAAAGTGATAGTTAGCCTTGTCTAAATTACACTGTGCTAGTGCCACCCTGAGCGCCTTATTAACAGCGTTGCTTGTGGGGATTGTGTTCTGTTCGTTCGCAAAGACCATGACACTACTGTGTCCTCTAAGTTGCTTGAGAACTGATAGGAGACCCTGGTTAACTGCGATTGCACGCTTAGAGCTTCGATTCTTAGGTTCTTTGAGCTCACCTTGAACATAACTATATGATTTATTGACTGAAATAGTTTGGTGCATGAAGTCAATATCTTTCCAGGTCAAACCGGCAATCTCTCCGAGTCTCATTCCTGTATAAATCGCAGTGAGGATCATATATTTAGAAGTGTATTTAGGATTAAGACCATCGGTTAAGACTTGAATCAGTTGCTTAATCTCTGAAACGTTAAGGTAATCGACATTCTTAGTTTTCTGTCTGTTGAATGACAGCTCAACTCGTTCGGTGAAATCTTTCTTTAGCAACTCATCATACAATGCAGACTTGACGCAGCTACGAACATATATATTAATTTGCGACATTAATTCCTTGCTGTGAGTCGCGCCGAACTCATTAATAAATAGCTGATACTTCTGTCTGGTCATATCTGCTAGTTTTTCAGCAGGAAAGTAGGTGTGTAGCACTTTATCTACATGCAAGTATTTGCGATAGGTGCTAGGGGCCACTTTGCCTTGTTTGTACGTTTTATGCCATTCAGTAAAATAATCTGCAAATAGTTTATCTTCATTTCTGATGTTAGCAGCTAATTCAAGTTCAGCAGCAAACTTTTTAGCTGCGTCTTTAGTAGCAAACCCCGATTTGGATACTTGAACAAGTTTGCCGTGCTCATCGACACGAGAAAAACGAACTTGCCATCCAGATTTACGTTTGATATAAGATGCCATTTAAAAAATACCTCCTCTATGGTAAAATTGAGTATGCAAAAAGCCACACTTATAGTGTGTTATTGTCTAGCGCCTGTGTCCCAAAATTTGGTCGTGGAGGGACACAGTCTTTTTTTATACCCAATTAGTTTTTCAAACCAGATTGTGTTTTGCTTGTTAGGGAGTCGTTGCTGAATTGTAATGTAACAGTGCCACCCTTGGTTCCAGTTATCCAAATAGCGGTAACACTCTTTTCACCGCTAATAACCATTTCAGTTAAACCATCAGGTTCACCGAACTTGCTTACAATGTCGTTATAAGTAGAACCATCTGCAATGTTATTAAAACCATCTAAATTCATCTTTGGTTCACGTGTGAACTTGAAACCATTAATGCTCTTTGAAACAGTCTTATCATCATTAAATTGGATAGTGATACTTACACCATTCTTAGTCCAGATATAATCTTTAACCTTAACACCTTCAACATCAGTAGTGGATGTAGTAGAAGGTTTGCCTAATGAATTCTCGACGTCTGAAAGGGTTGTACCACCATCACCGTGACTCATCAAGTCACCAACTGTAATTGCATCAAACTTCTTTCTAAATTCTGCGTCTTTAGAAATAGTCTTGTCATTAGATTTAGACTTAGAAGAAGTTGCTGAAGATGAGCTTGAGGATTTAGAATTTCCACCACCTAAGGCGCCACCAGCTCCAATGACTACAATAACAACTAATACCCAAAACCAAATCTTTTTGTAGAATGGTTTCTTTTTGACGTAAACATTACCGTTTTCGTCTTTAATCTTTTTTGCCATAGCAAAACACTCCTTTGAATTTTTTGAACAGCTTTTTATGACATCCGTCCCTGGTCGAGTTTAACAAATCTAACCATATCATCCGGCAACTCGTACGAACGCACAAAGTCTAATACGTTGAACGATGACGTTACATCGGTTTGACGCAATAACAAACACAAAGCAAACTCATTTGCTTCGGCTTCAATTTTCGGAACTTGCAACCCTGCGGAAAACCGCCTAAAGAAAGTTGTTGACTGCCCTGGATGCAATATGTTGTGCCCTAGCTCGTGTGCTAAAACGAAGTCTCGCTTAGGACTTTTTAACTTAGGACTAACCATCATTGCAATCTCATTATCACTTCTGACAGTTATTCCTAGTGTGCTTTCAGGTAATTCAACATCATCTATTATGTAAGCTCCAGTTTCTTTTATTAGCGAAGCAAGATCAGCAGTTCCGCAATCTTTAACTAAATATTCAACTTCTTTTTTAATATCCAAGCAGCATCAATCCTTTTGCTTACTTCTCTTTTTGTTCATCTCTAATGCCACCAACAAAGCAGTCTTTAAGCTAGCCTTATCCTCATCGCTCATCGGTTCCCCGTAAAAATTTACACTGTTTTCAGACTCGAGACCGTTTATCATCCTGTCGGCCATCTGACCAATATCTTCAAATTCCCTTGGGGATAACGAAGCTTTGTCGTCTGTTCTACCCATTAGGTAATCAATGCTAACGTGGAAATAGTCGGCTACTTTTTCTAAATCTTTTGCTTTTGGGTCACTAGTCTTCCAACGATAGAATAAATTTTTGCTGAAATTTAAGTCTTCTGCAACTTGCTGGAGCGATTTATTACGCTTAGAAGCAAGTTTTTTTATTATTTCAAAGGTATTCATATCAATCTTCCTCATGTTTACACAAGAAAAAAAATTATACGAAACGTAAAAATAAGTTGACTTTTAATACGAAACGTAATAATATAATTCCTGTAAGTTGGTTTGATAGAAAAAAGCAACGATAAAAACAACGATTATTCCGCCAAGAATATATTAAGTGATGGTTTTGTCGTGCTTATTAACTACGTTTTCATTTTACACATTCGTATGAAATAAATCAATAGATTTATACGAAAAATAAAATTATTTTTTCTATCGTTCTGACTTACGGGAGGGCGGGACGGATTAAAAGAAAGGATGTGAACAAAAATGCCCGAAACTTTAAACGGACGAGAAAAAATCATTAAGTATCTATCAGATAACGATATATCAATCAGCAGTTTAGCGGTGATGTACGGTGTGGCTAAACAAGATTTGGCCGATTATCTGTCAGGCCGAAAAAAGAATCCGCGGGGAAATCAGATTATTTTAAAAATCATTTCTGATTTCAAAATCAACTAAGGAGGCTCAAACATGAATGTGTCAAAAAACGAAAAAAGCCGTCACTGTAATTAGCGACGACCGAAATGAAGCGGTATTAGAGATGACCGCAAAATCTGTAAAAGTGATTATAAAACCTATTTATAGGTGAGGTATCTGCTATGGATAGCAAGCTTTATGTAACGTTATTATTATGGATTCTACTAGCTTACGCCAATTTTAAAGTAAGTGAATACAAGGGGAGACCCGATTTTGTATTCTCAACAATTACGGTACTGATAGTAATTCTAATTAATGAAATAATTTAATGATATTAAAAGGCCTATAAGCATAATAAGTAACTCAATAGCGCCGTGTTTAGAGAAAAAGTATATCTTAATCAGATGAGACAAACTTGAATATTGTTTAGTGTTTATTCGATAATATCTGCTTCTTTTTGGAATGCCAATTAGTGACGTTACTTGCTCATACTGTTTATCGAAAGTTGAAGAAAAAGCAAACCACAATTCTTGTAAGTTACCATCGTAATTGCCACTAAACATCCACAAGGCGTAGATTTTCAAAGATGGATAATAGTATCCATTTGACTTTTGCAAGATAGAGTATATTTCTCTACCTAGCCTTTTAATTTCGTAGTCTGAAAGCGACTTATCGTAAAATTTATTTTCGATTAGTTCAAATATTTCGTGATAAGCATTTTCAAATGTTATTCTAGCGGTTACTTGTTTTTCGGTTTTAGTAGCATAAAACCCACCAACAATAGCACTTAAAAAACCTACGAGAGCTGTTATTAGAGTTGATACAAGACTGTTCATAAGGGACCTTCTTTCAAGAAAACGGCAAAATGGAGAGGTTGCCTATTTACTGGTGTTATTTTACTACGTCATATTGTAGCGATTAATTAATCGTAATTCTATATAGCGAGGTGTGAATATGTGGAATCAGTTGGAAGAACTACTTAAATCTAAGAACATGACAAGATACAAATTGAGCAAATTAACAGGAATTAGACAAACAACATTACAAAGTTATAAAGACGGTGTCGAACCATCGTTCAAGAATATGTGCAAGATAGCAGATGCCTTAGATGTTAGCTTAGACGTTTTTAGAAAGGAGGATGATACAAGATGATGAATCCATTTGAAATAACGATTGTTCCGGGAGTCTTAGAACAGATGGTAGACAAATATATCAACAAACTGTTCGAGTCGATGCTTGACGGCCGGACGTGGTCACTTGACCAGTTCCGTAAAGAATGCTGTGGCGGTAAATCGAAAGAGTGGGTTAACTTATATATCCTGTCGGAATTTGCTGAAGAAATTGACTACCACTTGCCGGATGGTTGGTTAATTCCTAGCCAAGGCAGAGGTTCGCAAAATATCATCTTTGCCGGCAAAGCTTGCAAGTGGATGGAAAAGAATCGTAACCGCATTGACTGGCAAGCTAAGATGCCAAAGTGAAAGGAGGTGAAACAGCATGAAGTATTTAGGAGTGTTTTTAACTGGGCTAGCATTAGCTCAAGATAATTTTTGGGTTGGCCACGGACTGCTCATTATCGGCATGGGGTTAGTCGCCTTAAAACTCATGATGGAGCCATGGCCGGATGAAAAAGAGGAGTAAAAAATGTGGATACCAAACGGAATAACTTTAATCATTATTTTTAGTGCGTTGTGCACAGGTACAAAAAAAGCCTGGGATAAATACCAGGCAAAAAAACAAATTATATCACAAAACAAATTATATCACGGAAAGGAAGAAAACTAAATGGCAGTCAAGATTAATAAACTTGAAATTGAAAATGTCAAAAGAGTTAAAGCTGTCGCCATTGAGCCAACCCCAAATGGCTTAACAGTGATTGGTGGTAACAATGGCCAAGGTAAGACTTCAGTCTTGGACGCGATTGCTTGGGCCTTAGGAGGTAACAAATACAAACCGACTAAAGCACAACGGGAAGGTTCAGTTACACCTCCAAGCCTTCAAATAACCATGAATAACGGCCTAATTGTAAAGCGTGATGGCAAGAATTCATCTTTAAAGGTAATTGACCCAACTGGCAGAAAAGCGGGTCAGCAACTATTAAATGAGTTTGTGGAGGAGCTAGCTATTAACTTACCTAAGTTCTTAGAGGCAAGCGACAAAGAAAAGGCTGAAACGCTACTGCAAATCATTGGTGTTGGTGATGAACTATTTGAACTAGATTCTACTGAAGCAAGGTTATATAACGACCGGCGAGCAATCGGACAAATTGCTGACCAGAAGAAGAAGTTTGCGTTAGAAAAACCGTATTACACTGATGCACCAGATGAATTAGTTTCAGTCTCAGAACTAATCCAACAACAGCAAGCAATCTTAGCACGCAACGGCGAAAATCAGCGTAAGCGGGATCAAGTCACAAAGATTAGCCAAGATCTAGATTTAGCTAATCAAATTGTAAATTCGCTAAAAAAACAGCTGCAGGAAGCAGAAGAAAAACAAGCTAAATTACAAGCTGACCTTGAAGTTGCACATAAATCTGCGGCTGATTTGAAAGATGAGTCAACAGCTGAGTTGGAAAAGCAGCTAGCAGAAATCGATGAAATCAACCGTCGTGTCAGAGCTAACCTTGACAAAGAAAAAGCCGAAAGTGACGCTAAAGAGTTCAAGGAAAAATACGATTCATTAACTGCTGAAATTGAAGAAATCAGAGCTAAGCGAACTGACCTTTTAAGCAAAGCTGACTTACCACTACCAGGGTTATCCGTGATGGACGGTAAGCTAACCTACAACAATCAACAATGGGATAACATGTCAAGCTCTGAACAGCTTAGAGTGGCCACCGCGATTGTTCGCAAGTTAAAGCCCGATTGTGGGTTTGTATTGCTAGATAAATTAGAACAAATGGACTTGCAAACCATGAATAATTTCGGCAAGTGGCTAGAACAAGAAGGGTTGCAAGGAATTGCCACTAGAGTTTCAACCGGCGATGAATGTGAAATCATCATTGAAGATGGCTACGTTGTCAAAGATACTCTAGCAGCACCTAAACAACCAACACAATCTGCTTGGACAGGAAAAGGGGCGTTTTAGATGTCTAAATATCAAGTTGAAGGAACTTTTAAACGTGAACCAATGAAAGTAGTTATCTACGGAACAGAAGGTATTGGAAAGACAAACTTTGCAAGTAAGTTTCCGGACCCAATCTTCATCGACACCGAGGGGTCAACAGGTTTTATTAACGCACAAAAAATGCCAAATCCTACTTCGTGGACGATGCTTCTAGATGAATTAGAAGACATCAAGAATGAACCGCGTGGGAAAACGCTAGTCATTGATACTTTGGACTGGGCCGAATCATTAGCTAAGCAGTATCTCATGCAAAAAAATAATTGGAATGCGATTGACGCTTCAAATTACGGAGTGAGATTTGTCGCTTTGTCCGATGAAATTGGCAAGCTGCTAAATAAGCTAACTGAAATTAGAGATATGGGGATTAACGTTGTGCTTGTGGCTCATGCGGAAACGAAAAAGCATGAGTTACCTGACGAAATGGGACAGTATGACAAATACGTCCTTAAAGTCGAACGACGTGATGCTAGTTTGGCCAAAGAATGGGCTGATATGGTACTGTTCTTTAACTACAAGACAACTATCATTACTGACGGCAAGAGTAAAAAAGCAACTGGTGGTCAACGGGTAATGTACACGACGCACCGGCCCGCTTGGGACGCTAAAAACCGCTTAGGGCTAGCAGACGAATTACCACTGGATTTCGAGTCAATCAGAGAAGCATTTGAAAAGAAAACCGGGATGGTTACTAACAAAGATGAAGCAATCAATGTTGAACTTGGACCAGAAACAATCGCTGACGTAGCAGAACAAGTTGAAGAAGAAACTCAACACGCACAAACACCTGAGCCGGCAGCACAGACTGATTTGCCATCGGTAATTCCAAATTATCTAGCAGACTTAATGAGAGTTAACCAAGTTAGCGCTGATGAAATTATGCAAGTAATTTGGGTAGGTGGATTTATGCCACAAGAAACACCTTTAGAAAATGTTCCAACAGAGCTATGGGGACATTTAGCAAGCAATTGGGACAAAGTCCTAAATATGTTAGAAACACAGATTAGAAATTAGGAGGAAATAACATGGATAACAATGAATTTTTAAGTTGGGATGGAGCTTTTACTGCAGAGGAAAGTCAATTCACGCTTCTACCAGAAGGAACATATCCTTTTACAATCACAAAGATGGAAAGAAAAGTTTACACGGGTAATTCTACAAAGATTCCAAACGGGGCACCTTACGCCGAAGTCACTTGCAAAGTAGATGGTGGCCAACTCGGAAGCACCATAGTTACTGAACGTTTATATTTGATGAAGTCGTTCCAATGGAAACTAACACAGTTCTTCAAAGCTATTGGCCAACCCGTTGTTATCGGACAAGCGTTCCAACCAAACTGGAATACAGTGATTGGCTCTAATGGGACTGCGAAAGTAATCCAACACAGTTATGTTAGTCGTGACGGCCAAGAACGGGTTAACAACTCAATCGAAAGTTTTGAAGATCCACAAAAAGTTCAAGGACAAGCTGCTCAAGCGCCACAGCAACAAACAGCACCAGTTCAAAATCAACAACCAACACAGCCACAAGCAGGATTCCAACCAGGAGCATTCTAGGAGTGATTAGATGGAATTAAGACCATACCAAGAAAAAAGCAGAGAAGCGGTAGAAGCTGAATGGGGCTCTGGGATTAAACGGACCTTATTGGTTCTACCGACTGGAACTGGTAAGACAGTTGTTTTTGCAAAAATCATCGAAGACAGAGTTAAAGCCGGAGATAGAGTTCTTATTTTAGCCCATCGAGGCGAGCTGCTAGAACAAGCTTCAGATAAGTTAGCCAAAGTCACTAACTTAAAAACAGCAACTGAAAAGGCTGAGCAAACTAGTGTAGGCAGTTTTTACCGAGTTGTTGTTGGCTCAGTTCAAACATTACAACGTGAAAAGCGGCTCAAACAATTTTCACCAGATTATTTTGACACAATCGTTATTGATGAAGCACATCACTGCCTCTCAGACGGCTATCAAAGAGTGCTTAATTATTTTGAAAATGCAAGAGTCTTGGGAGTAACGGCCACACCCGACCGAGGAGACATGCGCAACTTAGGTTCTTACTTCGAGTCGCTAGCATATGAATATAAGTTGCCTGAAGCAATTAAGTCGGGGTATTTAAGCCCAATTAAAGCACTAACTATTCCGCTAACGCTTGACTTATCCAGTGTTAAACAACAAGCTGGTGACTTTTCCACAAAAGATTTGGGGACAGCGTTAGATCCTTACTTATATCAGATTGCCGACGAGATGATTAAGCACTGTATAAATAGAAAAACGGTAGTATTTCTGCCACTCGTTAAGACTTCAGAAAAGTTTCGGGATATTTTAAACGAACGTGGCTTTAAAGCAGCTGAAGTAAACGGCGAGTCTGAAAATCGCAAAGAAATTCTAAAAGACTTTGAAGAAAATAAGTACAACGTCTTATGTAATTCAATGCTGCTAACAGAAGGCTGGGATTGTCCAGACGTTGACTGCATCGTTGTTTTAAGACCTACCAAGGTCAGAAGTCTCTACAGTCAGATGGTTGGCCGGGGCACAAGATTAGCTCCAGGTAAAGAAGAACTACTGTTACTCGATTTCTTGTGGCACACAGAACGTCATGAACTTTGTCACCCAGCACATTTGATTGCGGAAAACGACGAAGTTGCTAAGAAGATGACAGAGAATATCGAACAAGAAGCAGAAGCGGTCGATATCCAAGAAGCAGAGGTCCAAGCAAAAGAAGATGTAGTTGCACAGCGTGAAGAAGCATTAGCTGAGAAACTAAATGAACTTAAAAAGCGTAAGCGTAAATTAGTTGACCCATTGCAATTTGAAATGTCAATTCAAGCTGAAGATCTTTCAAGCTATGTTCCTACGTTCGGTTGGGAAGTAGGACCTCCAACTGCCAAGCAGCTAAAAGCTTTAGAAAATTACGGCATTTTTCCGGATAGTATCGAGAATGCAGGCAAAGCAAGCTTGTTACTCGATAGGTTGCAGAAACGTAAAGACGCAGGTTTAGCGACGCCAAAGCAAATCCGAATGCTTGAAGGTAGAGGGTTTAAATACGTTGGAACTTGGTCTAAAGAAGAAGCAAATAAGTTAATTTCAATAATTGCCGGCAATGGTTGGCGAATACCATTGAACATTAGACCGGCAGAATATCGGCCTGCTTAAAGGCTAGCAGCAAGGTCATGGTTGATTAAGGATGGTCCGATTCCGTCCCCTTGCTTTACCATGGTAAAAATCTTATTCAAAGGAGGAAGTTCAAACTTGGAAAAGTTTAATTTGCTGCCGTTGCTTGATTACATTGACCCGAGCAGCTTAGATTATACAGAATGGGTTCAAGTCGGGATGGCTCTCAAGGAGGAGGGCTACACTTATAACGACTGGGACTCATGGTCACAAAGAGATGACGCTCGGTATCATGAAGGTGAATGTGAAAAGAAATGGGAAACATTTGACGGCACGGGGTCAGTAGTTACTGGTGCTACTATCACGCAGATGGCAAAAGAAAATGGCTGGGAACCTAAAATGCGTGAAGAAAACAAAGCTTTCGGTTGGGATGATAGTATCGAAGCTGTTAGCTACAACTCAGAAATTGACAAAGATTATAAGTTAATCGATACGTCTTATATGTCTGGGGAAGAAATCAAAGAGCCAAAAGTTTGGAACCCAGCTAAACAGATTACAAAATATCTAGAAACGTTATTTGACCCTGGCGATGTAGTTGGATTTGTTAATTCAGCCTATCAGCATGAAGAAGCAAACGGTGAAGTTAAGTGGATTCCAGCAAGCTCAGGTGTTTACACTTTGACGGCCGGAGACATTATAGACGGTCTTCGCAGAAACAAAGGTGATGTTGGTGCTATCATGGGAGACCCTAACCCGGAAGCCGGAGCCTGGATTAGATTTAATCCGCTAAACGGGAAAGGTGTAAAAAACGATGATGTAACTGAGTTCAAGTATGCCTTAGTAGAATCTGACTCAATCAGTGTACAACTGCAGAATGAAATCTATCAGAAGCTAGAGCTGCCAATTGCCACTTTAGTTTACACAGGCAAAAAGTCACTTCACGCAGTTGTCAAAGTCAACGCTAAGAATTATCCACAGTACAAAGATAGAGTTGATTATTTGTATGAAGTTCTTAACAAAAATGGGCTCAAAATTGATAAGCAAAATAAAAATCCATCTCGGTTAACTCGTCTGCCTGGTTTTGTACGTGGTAATAAAAAACAATTTTTAGTTGCTACAAACATCGGTAAAGCCAACTGGGACGAGTGGACGGAATACATCGAAGACTTAAATGATAACTTGCCAGAGATGGAAAGTTTAGAAAATCTGTTTGATGAAGAAATTGTGTTAGCACCGGAATTAATTAGCGGTGTGTTAAGAAAAGGACACAAGATGTTAATTGCCGGGCCGTCAAAAGCTGGTAAGTCATTTGCTTTAATCCAGTTGGCCATCGCCATTGCAGAAGGTCGACAATGGTTTGGCTTTAATTGCATGCAGGGCAAAGTCCTTTACGTCAATCTTGAGTTAGACGGCAAATCGGCCAAGAAAAGATTTATTGATATCTATAACACATTAGGACTTGGCCACCAAAATATTAAAAATATTGACATTTGGAATTTACGTGGAAAAACAAGTCCAATGGATAAGCTAACACCTAAGCTAATCAGACGTGCCAAAGACGCAGGTTATATTGCAATCATCATTGACCCGATTTACAAGGTACTAACTGGGGATGAAAATAATGCACACGATATGTCAATCTTTGTTAATCAGTTCGATAGAATTGCAACCGAATTAAGCTGCTCAGTGATTTATGCTCACCATCATTCTAAAGGTGCTCAAGGTGGTAAGAACTCAATGGACCGTTCAAGCGGTTCGGGGGTGTTTGCCAGAGATCCCGATGCAATCTTAGATTTGATTGAATTGCCTATTGATGAAGAACGGTATGAGCAGCTTGAACAAGCGATGATTTGCGAAACAATTTTCGACACAATCAAAGTTAATCAGCCGGACTATCTTCAGTACATCAAACCTAGCGAACGCTATGACCAAAGCAAGATGGAAAGACACTTGATGACTGCTATCAACGGCAGAGTGGCAAACGCTCAAGAAATTTTGAAAACGAACAACGAACGTTGTAATGCAATTAGCAGCCAAGTCAGACAACAAACGGCCTGGCGGCTAGAAGGGACTTTACGGGAATTCCCAAAATTCAGGCCAGTTAACGTTTGGTTTAAGTATCCAATTCACATCTTGGACCCGAGTTTAGCGGAAATTTCACTTGAAGAGATTGTTCAACAGAATTGGAAAAAGAAAACCAAAGCAGCTAATCAAAACAAGTCTGAAAAAGTTCAAAAAGAACTAGAAGAAGCGTTTAATGTTTTGTCAATGGACGGTGGGCCGGTGAAGGTTAATGAAGTAGCCCTAAATTTGGGAATAAAGAGGAACACAGTTTATACCCGAGTTTCTAAGACAGATAAATTTCATATTGAAGATGGTTTGTTAATTAAAAAGTAATAATTACAATAAAAAATATTATTGTCGTAATTGTCGGTTTTAAAAGTTCCGACACCGACACAGTTCGTTGATAGCTAATAGCTCCGACAACTTCGACAATCTCGACAAACCTTGTTAATTCGGGTGTCGGCCTGTCTTGTCGTATCTCCCCTTTAATGGGGATAGATACGACAAAAGACAGACACCGACAGACAAGAATGTCGACAAGGCGGATGGATAAAAAAATAAAAATAAAAATACGTGAATGGATAGAGTGAATTTTATGGAAAATGAAGTAGTTCAATTTTTTGTACCACTGAAAAAATTACCAACAGTGACTCACCAGGAAAAGAAAGTCCACGTGGTTAAAGGTAAACCAGTATTTTATGAGCCGGACGATCTAAAAAAGGCTCGGACGCTGTACATGGGGATGCTTAGTGAATTTAAGCCTAAGCAAAAATTAAAAGGTGCTATTAGACTTACGCTGAAGTTTTTATATTACAGAGGCAAAAGTCACTATGATGGTGAGTACAAAGTTACTAAGCCGGATTTGGATAACAACATCAAACTTATTCAAGATTGTCTAACTAAATTAGGGTTCTGGGAAGATGATAGGTTCGTGGCAAGTTTAATAATTGAGAAGTTTTGGGCAGAAGTTCCAGGGATTTTTGTCAGAATTGAAAAGATTTGAGGTGATTGTATGAAAGTTGATTGGGATGCTTTTTTTGACGACTTGAAGAAGTGGATGGAGGCAAACAATGTAATGTTACAAAAATATTCGTTCACTTCGGACGAGTATTGGGAATGGTTAGTTAAGACACTTAGTGTAATCGAAAGCCGGTATCATCAGCATCCGTTAGTAGTCGGCTTCCTGTCAGCAATCTTAGAGTATCAAGAAAATATTTGGCGTAAGTTTTATGGAAATCAGAAATAGGAGGAAAAAAATGATTAATAAACTTATCTTTAAAATTTCGTTCATGGCCAATTTCGCTTTATTACTGTTTGGCATTTGGGATTGGTTCAATGTGGCAGTGTTTAAGTTGTGGTTAATCACTTTGTTAATATGTTTCTTTGCTTTTTCAGTATATGCGTTGAAGAGGGAGGCTGGGAAGAAATGAAGATATTAGATGTTTGCTGTGGCTCGAGGATGTTTTGGTTTAATAAGCAAGAGAAACACACAACTTATATGGATATCAGAAATGAAATTCTTCACTACAAAGATAGACATCTAGAGAGAACTGTTGAAATTAATCCAGATATAGTGGGAGACTTTAGAAATATACCATTTTCTGATAGCAGTTTTGACTTAGTAGTGTTTGACCCACCACATTTGATTCATGGCGGAACAAATTCCTGGTTAGTCAAGAAGTACGGTAAACTCAACAAAGACACTTGGAAGCAAGATTTAAAACAGGGTTTTGAAGAATGTATGCGAGTTCTTAAGGGTAATGGTGTGCTGCTGTTTAAATGGAACGAAGAACAGATTAAAACTAAAGAAGTATTTGAAGCGTTTGGACGACAACCGATTTTAGGAGATAAACGCAGCAAGACAAGATGGAGTGTGTTTATAAAATGAAATTCAAACAAATTTTAGTACGGTGCTTGTTATTGTTATCGTATCTAGGTTGGATAATCCTAGGAGCAACGTTAGTATGTAGATTTTTAATCAGATTATGGGGGTAAAGATGATGGATAAATTAATCGAAATGGTAAATGCTTGGGCTAAAGAACGTGGTTTAGATAAAGTAGATGCCCGGACGCAGTATACAAAGCTAATCGAAGAGCAAGGAGAACTTGCTAAGGCGATTATGCAGAAGAATGTGGATGGTGATTCTGGTGTCTTAGATTCGATTGGTGATTATCAAGTGACGTTAATTATCTATTGTTTAATTAGAGACATCCACATTGCGTTTTGGAAAACGGTTATTAATCCTAAAGACTTTGCGACTGAAACGATATATATGAATTTGGTTTCTACAAGCTCAAAAATAATTGCTAGTTACAATAAGGGGCTAGTAACAAATGAAATTAGGAATATTGAAAACACATTTCAGTTGCTGTCTTTGGTTGCTGGAAAATACGACACAACTTTAGAGGACACATTAGAGCTTGCCTATAACGAAATCAAGGATCGTAAAGGCAGATTAGTTAATGGCGTTTTTATTAAAGAAGACGACTTTACTAGCACTCAAGGCTATGAGCGTGGTTTTGAGGACGGGAAGAATCATGTTTTTGAATTAATTAAAAATAAATTCGATTTGGGGAGGGAGTCAAATGAATTATAAATATCGAGTAAGGTTAGCTGTGTCTAGATTTTTAAAACGTGAAATGCTTGAGCGAGAAATGACAGCGAAGTGGTTAGCTTACAAAATGACTAAAATTTGTGGAGTGACTGTTAGTCAAAGCGCCATTTACACTTGGCAACGAGGAGAAGTTATGCCTGGGCCGGACAAAATTCTAGCGATGGCAGAAATCTTTGAAGCTTCAACTGATGAAATTCTAGGTGCATATGAGGACGTGGAGTGATGTCAAAGTTCGAGGAAAACAAGAGATTCCTACTAGGTTATCGAAAGATTATGGATAAGATTGAAAGACTAGAAGAGAAGCTGAAAGTCCTCACTGACAGATACGAGCTCAAAGCACAGGCATATAGTGATGAACCTAAAGGCGGTAGGCCGGCCACGCTTGAAGACATGGTTATCCAAAAAGAAAAGCTTGAGTCTAGAATAGCAGCATATTACAGCAAGTCTCGAGCGATTAGAGATAAGTTTGAGAAAGCTGCTGAGAAGATGGATAATCAGACCGAGGCTAGGATTTTAGATTACTACTTCTTTGAAGGCATGACACTTGAGCAGATAGCAGATGAACTTGGGTATACGGTCCGGCATGTTTCAAGGCTTTATCATCACGGCTTAAGTGTGATAGATTTGTGAAATGTCCGGGTAATGTCATGTTAATGTCCGGTTGATGTCATGGCAGTGTCATGCTCTGAGGTGTTATTATGATATTGTTCAAAACATAAGAAAACATGAACATATCAGTTACAAGTTTAAAACTGCTCCTTTAGAGATAAGAATTTTTACGACGTGTGCACGTCATGATACGTGCGGGTTAAAGTGGTGTCCCTTAACATCACTATATTATGCAGGCAGAGGTTAGTCCTCCCGAGAAACGCTGATCTCGATTTCTCGGTTAGAAAACTCGGTGGTGCAATTCCAGATGCTTGCATTGGTTGGTTATTTTTTCTATTCCTCTAACTACTTAAAGTCAGTCTAGCAAGGCTGGCTTTTTATTTTGCAAAAATGGCCATTTTTTAACAATAGAGTTCAAAAATAAGTTGCTATTGTTAAAAAACAGCGTTTTTTTAATTTAGCTTTGAAAGGAGATGAGTAGTGTGAAGAAATTGACGCCAAAACAACAGACGTTTGTAGATGAGTACATTATTTCGGGTAATGCTACTCAAGCTGCAATCAAGGCCATATCAGAATCCATCAAAGATCCTAAGATGAAACAGTTATGGGCTATGAGAGAACTTATAAAAAGATATACTATCAATTATTCTCAATTAGTAAGACCAATAAATTGGAAAAATTGTATAGATTCCTTAGCTATCATCCTTTCAAAAAATGCTAATAAATATCAAAAGATAGCCGCACGAGAGATACTATTCATCTACCTAGGTAAAAAAGCTACATATGATTTGATTGAGGATGATGCTGTTGTTACAAATCGCAATGACGAATTAGTAACTCGTTGGAAAAAGAAGTGCTTAAAGCGTGATAAATATCAATGTCGTGTTTGTGGTAGTAAGAAGTACTTATGCGTTCATCACGTGTCTTATTGGTCTGTTGATCCAGTAAACCGAATTAACATTGATAATGGAATTACATTATGTAGCAAATGCCATACTAAACAACATATTGGTGAGCCGGTATACAAGTTAATGACGTTAGGCGGTGATAACCTTGAATGAAAGATTATCAAAAAAACAACAGGCGTGGTTAGATTTCTACTGTAGTGTTAGCAAAATGAATGCTACTGACGCTGCACGACGAGCAGGTTATAAAGATCCATATAAAAGTGGATTTGAAAACTCTAAAAAACTCCAAAAGCAGATATCTCAACGAATGCAGGAGCTTCAGAAAAAGTCTGGTGCTTCTATAATGAGTCAACAAGAACTTGCTGAATTCTTTTCAAATGTAACTATGGGGAAAGCAACTGAAAAAGTTGTTGCTAATACTGGTAAAGTGGTTGAAGTCCCAGTATCAATGAAAGACAGGATTAAAACTGCTGAATTACTTGGTAAATCTTATGGAATGTTTACTGATAAGAAAGAAGTTACAGGCGGTTTAGAAATCAATGTTGGGGTAGGTGATTGGGATGCAGACGATTAAATGGAAGAGGATAAAAGATTTTCCTCATTATTTAGTGAGTTCGACTGGTGAAGTTTATAGTGAGTATAAACAAGGCACACTTAAACAATTTAATGACGCTTATGGTTACTCACAGGTTAATTTAAATCGGCACAGTAAAAAAGTTCATCGCCTAGTGGCAGAAGCTTTTTTACCTAATCCTTACGATTTACCGGAAGTTAATCATAAAGACGAAAACAAAAATAATAATAGGTTAGAAAATCTTGAGTGGTGTACTAGTAAATATAATATGCAGTATGGTGATGTAGAACGCCGCTCATTTTTATCTCAAACTCGTCATGAATCTTGGAAAGTATATCAATACGATTTAGAAGGAAATTTAATTAAGATTTGGAAGTCAGCAAGAGAAGCCGAAAGGAATGGCTTCAACCGCAGGAGTGTAGGCCGTTGCTGCAACGGTGAATTGAAACAGTTTAAAGGATATATTTGGTCCAAAGAAAGAAGGTGATTGCGTGCCAAACATTAAATTGAATTTCCCAAAGCCTAGTAAGGTATTTAACAAACAGGTTTATGATAACCTAATGGATTACTCAAAGTTCATTGAAGTTTGGTACGGTTGAAGGTGGAGCCAGTTCTGGCAAATCATATGGTGTGGTCCAAAAAGTGGTTCTTAAATCGCTCAAGGCGTGGCCGTATCCCCGCAAAGTTCTGTTTCTCCGCAAGGTTGATAGAACTGTTGCTGATTCGATTTTTAGCGACGTAAAGAACTGTTTGGAGCGGTGGCGGCTGTTGGATTTGTGTAAAATTAATCAGTCTAATCACACAATCACGCTACCGAACGGGGCTCAGTTCTTGTTTAAAGGGATGCAAGACCCGGAACGGATTAAATCTATTACAGGCTTGTCTGATGTAGTCATGGAAGAAGCTAGTGAGTTTACTTTAGATGATTTCACTCAGCTTACTTTGCGTTTACGTGATAAGCGTCATAGATACCGCCAAATCTATTGCATGTTTAACCCAGTATCTAAGCTTAATTGGACTTATCAGAAGTGGTTTGACCCTGCTAGAACTGCTAGTAGTGATGATGAACGAACAGTTATTCATCAATCAACCTACAAGGATAATCGTTTTTTAGACGAGCACAACATCAAAACAATCGAAAACTTAAAAAATACCAATCCGGCTTACTACAAGATTTACACGTTAGGTGAATTCGCAACCTTGGATAAGCTGGTTTTTCCTGTTTATGATAAGCGTCGATTACATGTAGAAAATCTGAGACACCTACCAAGTTATTTTGGCCTGGATTTCGGTTTCGTCAATGACCCTTCTGCTTTTATTCATGTAAAAGTAGACGAGAAAGCTAAGATAATCTACTGCATTGAAGAATACACTAAGAAAGGTCTGCTGAATGATGAGATAGCAAAAGTCATTAAGCAGTTAGGATATTCTAAAGAAGTCATTATAGCTGATGCAGCTGAACAAAAATCAATAGCAGAGTTAAAACGTAATGGTATTTTGAGAATTAGGCCGGCTAAGAAGGGCCCTGATTCTGTTATCCAAGGAATTTCATTCATGCAGCAGTATCACATTGTAGTTGATGACAGGTGTGTAAAATTGATTGAAGAATTGGATAATTACACTTATCAAAAAGACAGAAACACTAATGAATACATCAATAAGCCGGTTGACTCTTACAACCACGTTATTGACGCGATTCGATATGCTTTAGAGCCTATCAACGGACAAGGTACACCAAAGGCTAAGATTATGAAAAATGTATTATTTTAGGAGGTGGTTACTATCATAAGTAGGATTACGACAGGTCGTGGACAAGTAGTTAAAGGAGATGTATTTATCTTTCCAAAAGGCGAAAAGCTAACAGCGGAGGACTTGCAAGGCTTTCTAGCTTATCAACGACTTTTATACGATAAACGATATAAGCCTAATTACAATTTATACACAAGCAATCATCCGATTCTACAGGACTCAGAAAAAGCCTGGTCTGAGAATAATAAATTAATTGTTCCAATGCCAAGATTGTTAGTAGATGAGTACGCTGGTTATTTCGGCGGTAATGCTCCAACTATTCAATTAGAAGATGAAACTGACAACGACAGTTTGCAAGCATGGTTGAATAATGTTGAGTTTGCAGATGAACATTCGGAAATAGTTAAGACTGTTTCAATCTATGGACGGTCTTATTTATTAGCTTATCAAAACGAAGGTGCTAAACCGGAAGTGGCTCATGTTGAACCTGATGAAGGTTTTATGGTTTATGATGATACAGTTAAATGTGAACCGTTAGCGTTTGTCAGATACTCTTGGGATGAAAATGGTATCCTGGAGGGAACAATTTATTACGCTAATGAGTATGTAACATTCACTGATGATACTTTAGGAGAATCGATTAGCTATACTTGGCACGATGTCCCTGCGGTTGAGTTCTACAGCAACGAAGAACGCCAAGGAATCTTTGACGGAGTTAAGACTTTAATTGAAGCCTTAGATAACGTTATGAGCCGGAAAGCTAACCAGGTTGATTACTTTGATAATGCCTATATGCTTGCACTGGGGTTAAACCTTGAAGATGAAGATGGTAATATCCAAATTGACCGTAATCAACGTTTGATTTACAGCCCAGACGCTGACGCTACTAGCGCCAAGGTTGGCTTTATCGAGAAACCGGACGCAGACGGAATGCAGGAAAATCTGATTAACCGCTTGGTTGATTTGATTTACTACACCAGCATGATTCCTAATCTGCAGGATAGTGCATTTAGTGGGAATTCAAGTGGTGTAGCTTTACAATTCAAACTGTTGCCAATGCAGAACATGGCAGCTTTCCAAGAGAGAAAATTTATTAAGAGCCTTAGACGAATGTTTAAGGTTCTTTTTGAATCTGCAGACGGTGGCCAAATCGTCAGAGCAATTAATAAAGAAAGTTGGTTAGACTTGCGTTTTACGTACACTAGAAACATACCTCAAAATCTTGCTGACGCAGTAAGTACTGCTGTTCAAGCATCAAGCTTACTAAGTCAGCAAACAGCACTGGCAATGATTCCGGGTGTAGATGATCCGCAAGCTGAAATCAAACGCAAACAAGAGGAACAAAATGAAACTGTTAAGAATGCATTTAACAGTATTCCTAATACACCGGATTACTTGGTAGGTGATGACCATGACGATACCGAAGAATCAGAAGAACAGTAAGTATTGGGATTTACGTTCCGAAGCAGAAAAGGCTTGGATAACCCAAAACATCCAAAATGATGAGGAATTTAACGTTAGACTTAAAGGCTATTACGACAGAGCAATCTTAAATATAAATCGTACTATTGAATCTGAATTATCTAGGTTAGCTATAAAAGAGAACATAGATATTAATGAACTTAAACAGAGAGTAAAAGACTTTGACGTTCAGGAATATAGTATTGAGGCTAAACGAATTGTTGAAGAAGCTGACAAGCTAAGAAAACAAGGTCGTAACGTAACTTATGAAGATTTTAGTAAAGAGATTAACGAAAGATTGCGATTGTACAATGCTACAATGCGGATTAATAGGCAAGAATTACTGAAATCTTTAATAGGTTTAAACTTAATTGAGCTTGGTGCAAATATTGATGCAAACTTGAGACAGAAACTAACTAAGGATTATACTGATGAAATTACTCGACAAGCAGGTATCTTAGGTGAGTTCAAACATCCGATCTGGACAGGAAAAGAAGTTGCCAAGATAGTCATGGCTCAAACGGGTAGTGCTAATTTCAGTAAGCGTATTTGGGCTAATCAGGACGCACTAAAAGCTCGTTTAGATGCAGCCCTTAGCGTGGCACTTATTCAAGGCCAAAATCCTAGAAAAATGGCTCAACAATTGCGAGATTTAGTTTCTAAAGAAGTTACTAATGCTAGATATGCAACAGAACGAATTGCCAGGACCGAGAGCGCCAGGGTTCAAACTCAAGCACAGCTTAAGTCTTTTAGAGACTATGGGTATAAGTTCTGCAAGTGGCACGCAGAGCCTAGTGCTTGTAAGATTTGCAAAGAAATTGCTGAGAATGACAGTGGTTATGGTGTAGGTGTTTATCGTGTAGATGAAGTCCCTAGTTTGCCAGCTCATCCTAATTGTAGGTGTGGTTTAGGTGCTTACTGGGTGGATGAGAAGGAAATAATTATTAAGGGAGAATCTGGAGCAATTTTAGAAAGAAATAAACATATTGATGATTTTGTTCCAGAGTTTAAGGAAGAAGAGATTGCTAAGGCTTTATATTTAGAATTTGCTCAAAGGAATCGTAAAGATAGCGTTAATAAAATCAGTAAAGTTTCTGCGATGTCGATAAAAGATGCTAGTGAAGTTTATGCTCATGTTTTCGAAGATAAACATTTAACGGTTGATAAAATCGGTAACTTGGTACAAGCGTACTTTGACCCTAATTATGAAATGGCTCAGTCGTTTAGCAGAATTTTTAATGGTACTGGGGTAACTGAAGATGATATAATTATGTTGAAACATGAGCTATACGAGCGGAAGCTTATGAAATCTAACCCTAAAATGACGTATTATGAGGCTCACCAATTATCAAAAGAAAAGTACGACTATAAAGGCGGTGGTAGCTAATGATGTTTGAAATGATTTTGCTTGATAATAACGATAAATCTGTAACATATGAAGTTAGGAATCATGATCGAGATATAAAAATAGATAACATCACAGTTAGTAAACAGGATAAAAGCTATGTACTCGAATCGGGGAAGAAAATTGATAATCAATTTGTTAGCTCCACTTACAGAGTGATTTTAAGTTGTTTGAAAGACGGAAAATATCCTAAGTCATATGTAAACGGTTGGGGATAGGTAAAATAAATTAATAATTTTTAAGACGACTAGCGATAGCCGTCTTTTTTTCTGCCTTTTTCCTGCTTGCAGGCGTTAAAGAACAACTGAGTAGCCTCCCAAGGCTTTAACTGCGAGAAGAAAGGAGTTTTCGTAATGGATAACGAAAATCAAGATGTAGAAGTTGAAAAGACTAATGAAGAAGTGGAAAACGACCAAGACAATGCCGGCAAAGTCGAGGAAGATAAAGCTGCTAAAACAGTCGAAAAACTTCAAAAACGTTTAGGTAAATTAACTGGTGATAAGCACGACTTGGAAGAAGAACTAGCTAATACCAAGGCTGAGCTTGAAGAGTATAAGTCAGGTAAAAAGACAGTGAAAAAGTTGTCTGAAGAAGATAAGGCTAAGCAAGCGCAAGATGCTAAGGATAAAGAGCTTGAAAGTTTGCGGGCTGAACTAGCTAGAACTAAGGCGTTAAGCGAAACAAGCGAAGTTCTAAAAGAACAAGGCTTAAATGTTTCTACCGACGTCTTGAACATGGTAGTAAGCTCAGACAACGAAAAGACTTATTCTAACGTTAAGGCTTTAGTCTCGTTTAGTGAGCAAGTTGCTAACCAAATTCGTTCTGAGCTGTTGACAGGCAAGACACCTAAACGGCAAACTAAACAAAATGCGCAAAGTGATTTTGCTAGTGCGCTAGGACTTAAATAGTAATAGGAGGAAAATATTATGGCTACATTTAACTATGTAACAAAAGACAATATGGGTGCGACTCTTGACCATAAAATTAACCAAGGGTTAGTTACTAACATTTTAGGAACACCAGACGTTACGTTAATGAACGGCGGCAAGTCATTTACTTTACGTGATATTGCAGTATCCGGTTTTAAACCGCACGCTAGGGGTAAGGGCTGGAATACCGGTGAAATCACAGACAGCAAGACAGTCTACACAATGACACAAGACCGTGACATTGAATTTTCAGTTGACCGTCAAGATGTCGATGAAACTAACCAAGAACTCTCAATGGCTAATGTTTCACGTGTCTTCATTGAGGATAAGGTTCAGCCAGAAATTGACAGTTACCGCTTTGCTGTGATGGCTCAAGCTGCTAATGCACAAGGTAATAAGGATAAGACAAACTTAACTGTTTCTAACGTCTACTCAAAACTCAAGGCTGCAATCTTGCCACTCCGCAAATACGGAGCAGCAAATATTGTCGGGTTTGTATCTTCTGCGACCCTGGATTTACTAGAACGTTCAACAGAATTTACCCGTAATATTACTAATCAAAACGTTGGCCAAACATCACTAGAATCACGAGTAACAGATATTGATGGAGTTAAGTTAGTTGAAGTACAAGATTCTGACCGTTTAAAGACATCATACAATTTAGCTGAAGGTGCTAAGCCACAATCTAATGCAGTGGATATTAATTATTTATTTGTTGTTAAGCAAGCAGTAATTCCTGTGGTCAAAGAAAATGCTGTCTTTATGTTTGCGCCTGGTGAACACTCTCAAGGTGATGTTTACTTATACCAAAACCGTCTTTACCATGATATTTTCATCAGAAAGTCAATGGAAGACGGCTTATTTGTAGGATTGTCTGCAGATATTCCAACTAAGCAAACAGCCACAGAAGCCGGTGGCGTTTAAGTAGGAGGTGGAGCTAGTGGATAGTGTAATCGAGTTACAAGATTTAAAAACTATGCTCCAGTTAAACACAGCGGACCAGGATGGATTACTAAACTTAATCATCAAAAACACGACTAAGGCTCTACGATTTAAGCTAGGTTTGAACGCTGGAAAGGAATTCCCGGGAGAACTAGATTATATCGTGCTTGAAGTTTGTGTGCGTAGATATAACCGACTGAAAAACGAGGGTATGGCTAGTTACTCTCAAGAAGGCGAGTCTATCACATTTAAGTCAGATGATTTTGACGACTTTCAAGATGATATTTCAGCTTGGAAAGAAGCTAATAACGTTCCCGATGCTAGTCTGGGAAAAGCACGGTTTGTAAATCCGTTCAGATAGGAGGAACTATGCGATTAGATACAGTAGTTAAATTTTATTCAGAGTCTGAAAGGCACTACGACCCAAAGGCTCATGGTTATGTGGGCGGAGTAACTTTAGTGGCGACTGTAATGGCAAATATAACTGAACTAGGAACTAATCGCAGTACGGAACTCCTAGGAAGTTACACTGCTAACAGTAAAGTTGTTCGGCTAGTAGATAGTGTTCCCCAAAAGTGGTCTTACTTAATGATTGGTGATATTGATAAGAAATATCGGTTGCAAACAAGCAGGCAAACTCAAAAAATGACTAGCTTGCTCGTTGGGGAGGGATAGAGGTGTCACGTAGAATTAAAATCACGGGGGTTAAGGAGCTGAAAGCTGCACTTGACGGGAATGTTTTGAAATTTCCAAAAGAAGTGAATGATATAGTTCATAAGCACGGGGCTAGATTGCAGAATCAAACTCAATCTAACATGGACAGGGCATATATCAGAGGCTATTCAACCGGTGCTACTAAACGTAGTACGACAATTACTAATAGCAACTTTAAATCAGAAGTTCAGCCACATACAGAGTATTTTCCGTATCTGGAATATGGAACTAGATTTATGTCAAGGCGTCCAACCCTGGGCCCAGCTTTTAGCAAAATAGAACCTGGTTTCAGACAAGAAATAACAAAGTTAATGAAGTAGGTGTCGTAAATGACTGTAGATCAACTTATATTCGATTACTTATTTCAACTGTCGTTAAACTCAGGATATTCCACGTACGACCACTTGCCACTAGAGACAGAAAATGCCCCGTATCCGTTTGTTGTTATCGGGTCAGTACAAACACTACCGGTTGTGACTAAAAACGCACTACAGGGTCAACTAGTAGCTAATGTGGACGTGTGGGGTGATGGTGAAGGACGATTTAAAGTATCGCAGATGATGAACGATATCTTTGTTCAAGCTTCACAACCAGTTGAGTTAGACGGTTATTCAGTTAGACTTAAAATAGATGATTATGACAATCAAATAATGCAAGATACAAGCGTTCCAAATACTGTTTTAAATCACGGTATGATGACGCTTGTTTTTAATTTAAATTAAATTAGGAGGCAAAAGTTATGGCAAAAGCACAAGTTTTACAAGGTATGGACACATTGGCTTATGTTCGGTTACTAAAAAATGCCACAAAAGAAGAAGGGCAACTCATTCCTTACCAAACGTCCCTATCATTTGACCCACAACGTGATAGCGATACAACGCAGACTAAAGATGGTGCAGTTGGTACCTCTAGTTCCTTAGAAACAGAAATCGAAGTAGAATTTGTAAACAACATTTCTAAGGTTTCGGATGACTTAATCGACGCTTTAATCCAAAATGAAAAAGTTGAGATTTGGATTGTCAACATTGCACGTAAGAATTCAGAAGGTAAAGTATTCGCTTGGTACGCTCAAGGTTCCGTTACTGAAGACAGCAACGATAACGACCCGGATGATAACTCAACTCGTGATGTGACCTTTAGTGTAGACGGTGTTCCTCAACGTGGTTGGTTAGAATTACCAGAACAAGCAAAAGAAGAACTTGCATACGTATTCCGCGGTATTGGAGTTGTTAGCCAAGAAGACAAAAAGGGTAAGGGAACTGACTGGAAAGATGCAGACCGCGGGACTGGTGCTGCAGAAGTAGAAGAAAAATAGGAGGCTGAAAAAACATGGAATTAAAAATCAATGGTAAAAATTGCGAATTAAACTTTGGAGTTCGTTTTGTACGTGAGTTAGACAAGGTTGCAGGGGTATCTAGCAAAGGTATTTCTTTAGGAATGGCTTTGACCCGGACCTTACCAGCGCTAGAAACATACGACCCAGTTGCCTTAAGTAATGTGATTTATGCCGGAGCTTATGCAAACAGTCCCCGGCCAACGCTTGATGATACTGACAAGTTCGTAGAAACAGATGAAGAGCTTGAAAAACATTTCGATGAAATTCTAAAAGAAGTATACAATAGTACAGCTACTAAGTTAGTGGCAAAAAACCTCAAAGCCTAGATGCTGGAGATACAGGATTATCAAGTGAACAGATGTATCACGAGATAGTCCTAAACTCTCTAGCATATCTAGGCTTTAGTAGTATGCGTGAGATTGAAAAGATGACTCTCAACGAGTATTTAATCCGAATGGAAGCTTTTCAACTTCAAACTATTAAACGTAATGAAGAACTTGCATATCAAGCGTGGTTAAATCAGCAAGTGCAAGCAACAACAGGCAGTCCAAAGAATCCTAAGCCTAAATTTAAAGAGTTCCGAAAATTCTTTGACTCAGAAAAGATGATAGACGAAGTTCGTTCTAGTTTTGAGCTTGACTATATCACAACGTCAAACAAGGCAAAATTGAGAACAAACGAAAATGTATTTGCACAACGTCTAAAAGAGTTTAAGGAACTCAAAAAGCAAGGGAAAATTATTCCTTGGAACGAAAGAACACAAGAAGAAAGGGGCGGATTTTGATGGCACAATCTTTTAGTGTAAAAGCTATTCTTGAGGCTGTAGATCAAAGCTTCAGTTCAACTATAGAAAGAGCCGGGCAATCCGTTCAAAGCTTTGGTTCAAGTGCAACAAAGCGCTTAGCTGGTGTGGGTAAAGCTATGACAGTCGCTGGAGCTGCAACTACAGCAATGGGGATTAAATCAGTTAAGAGCTTTGGCAGTTTCCAACAGTCTCTTAATCAAGCAGCTGTTATCGCAGGTGGTACGTCTAAAGATATTAGTGGCTTAGCTGATGTGGCCAATCGTATGGGTGCAGAGTTACCTTTATCTGCGCAAGATGCTGCTGACGCGATGGTCGCAATGGCTCGTGATGGTGCTTCGATTGGAACTATCAAGAAAGAATTCCCAGCAATTGCTCAAGCGTCAACGGCGGCTGGAGCAGATTTGCAAACGACTGCTAGCGTGGTTCAACAAGCGATGAACATTTGGGGGAAGTCTCTAAAATCACCACAGCAAGCAGCAGGTATCCTAGTCCAAGTTGCTAATCAATCTAACGCAAGTATTGAATCAATGCAACAAGCTTTAGCTGACATTGGGCCTACGGCTAGTGCTGCTGGATACAGTATGCAAGATACAGCTAATGCGATTGGATTACTGACAAACACCGGTATGAGTGCGGCCCAAGCATCTCAAAACTTGAATCACGCTATCGTTTTAATGCAATCTCCAACTAAGAAATCACGTGGTTACATGGACGAATTAGGTCTATCATTCCGTGACGCTGAAGGTAATATGAAGCCAATCCCTCAGATTGCTTCTGAATTGAATTCTGCATTTGATAGGGCGGCTAAATCTACTAAAGGCTTTGGTAAGGAACAGCAAGATGCAGCTTTAAAAGCAATGTTTGGTCAAGATGGTATGCGTGTTATGCGAACGCTCATGAAGTCAGTCGCTGATGAAACAGATAATACTACAACAAGTTGGAATGCGTCGTCTAAAGCGATTAGTAAATTTGCTGGAACAACAGGAACCGCTACAAAGAATTTGAATCAACAATCAAAAGAAATGCAAAAAAACATGGGTTCAAGTTTAGAACAGCTAGGTGGAAATTGGGAATCGTTATCTAATAAATCCATGGAAGGCGCTAAAAAGATTAATGGTTCCATTATAGGTCTAATGAATCAAGCACTTGAATGGGCTGATAAGTCGAATGATGGTTCGGCACAATTTATTAGAGGTTTTATCGGTCTATCACCTGTAATTGGCACAGCTACAACAGCCTTAGGTGGCTTTATTACCAACGCCGGCAAAATAATTGGAGTCGGCGGGAAAATGGTATCAAGCCTAGGAAATGCTGGTAAGGCTCTAAAGGTATTTGCGACAGCTAAAAACATAACAAGCGCAGCATCAGCTTTGAAAGTCCTATCTAATAATTCAGCGATAGCCAAGACTGCCTTAGTTGCGCTAAATGTCGGTAAGGGAATTTTTACTGGATTAAGTACCGCTGTTTCGGCGGCCAGCTCTGCTTTCAGTACGTTGACTGCAATCATGGCAGCTAACCCGATGATTGCTATCGGGATTGCGATTGCTGCGGTTGTTGCGGCATTGGTTCTCTTTTTCACTAAAACTAAGCTAGGACAACAGCTTTGGCAAAAATTTACTGAATTTTTAAGCAGTGCATGGCAAAGCTTAGTTTCAATCGCTCAAACTGTTTGGAGTGCAATCTCTAGCGCGTTTACAACCGTTGTTGATGTGATTAAAAGTGTGTGGAGCAGTGTAACAGAATTCTTTTCGACGCTGTGGCAAGGAATTGTCTCAGTGGCTACAACAGTTTGGAATAGCTTTACTAATTCAATAGCACCAATCGTAGACGCGTTTAAAAATTTATGGAGTTCACTGACTGACTTTTTCTCCACGCTATGGCAAGATATCGTAACGACAGCACAAACAATTTGGAACGCATTATCAGCTTTCCTTTCTGCTTTATGGCAAGGAATTGTTGCGGTAGCTACTCCAATTTGGAATATGTTAGTAACAGTTATAACGACTGTGTGGAACATGATTAAAACAGTCATTTCAGCAGCAGTCAATGTTGTTATGACTGTAATTCAATCTGTACTATCTGTCATTCAGTCGATTTGGTCAGCAATTTGGAATGCAATTGTAATTGTTGCTCAAACGATTTGGAATGTAATTAAAACAGTTATTCAGACAGCAATTAATGTTGTGCTTTCTGTGATTACTGCTGTTCTTAATATGATAAAAAGTTTCTGGAATGCTGGATGGCAAAGTATAACGACTGTTCTAAAAGCAATTTGGAATATCATAGTAACTGTTGTTTCAACAGCAATCAACGTAGTAGCTAATACTCTTAAGGCAATTACGCAAGTTATTAAAGGTAATTGGTCGGGGGCTTGGAATACGATTAAACAGACCGCTGTAATGATTTGGAATGCAATTAAGTCAGTTGTAACGACTGCGATTAATGCTGTCAAATCTGTCATCGCTAATATAATGAACGCAATTAGAAGTGTAATGTCTTCAGTTTGGAATGCTATTAAGGGTGTTACATCTAGCATTTGGAATGGGATACGAAGTGTTATTTCCAATATTATTCATGGAATTCTATCGCTAGTATCTAGCGTGTTAGGAAGTATGCGAAATGTCGTTTCAAGTATAATGAACGCAATTAGAAGTGTTTTTAGTGCTGGTTGGAATGCGGCTAGAAATATTACTTCAAGTGGTATTCGTGGAGCGGTAAATATTGTTAGAAGCGTTGCAAGTGGTATGGCCAGTGCTGGTCGTAACTTCGTTATGGGATTTGTTCGTGGTATCACTGGCGCTATCGGTTCAGCGGTGCAAGCAGCTGCTAATATGGCAAGACAAGCCTTAAATGCAGCTAAATCAGCTTTAGGAATCCACTCACCATCACGGGTTATGCGCGATGAAGTTGGGTACTATGTGACTGAAGGGATGGCTGTTGGTATTTTAAGCAATATCAGAAGTGTATCTCAAGCAATGGATAAAGTAGCAGATGCAAGCACAATTAGCGTCCCTAAACCAGATACAAGTCAGTTCATGAATACGATGGCTAACTTAAATACTTTGCATAAGCAGATGACTGCAGGATATTCAACTAACATGACAGGTGAATTAAGCCTAACGTCACAACCTGCATACATTAACCTAAGTTTAGGTGGTTCTAACTACTCGACTTTCGTTAATGATATTTCTAAGAAACAAGGTATCGATGCGGAATTTAAGCGCAACTATAGATTTTAGGAGGAAGTAAGATGTACGATTTTTATGATTTAAAACCAAGGAATGAACCTGGACAGGTTTTGCCAACGGATGCGATTAATTATAACGGTCACTGGTTAGACTCTGAAATCGATGGTTTTAGAACCTTAACAGTATCAGGGCGTGGAAGTCTTTCTCGTCAATTAAATTCTCCGGATAGTAGTGGTGATGGCTCAATTTATTTAAGTTCCAGGCTAGAGAGTCGCAAAATCGAAGTTGAGTTTGAATTAAATACCAAAACTGTAACTGAATTTAATCTAGCGACTACTAAGTTAGCAGCTATATTGTACGAACCAAATGTGAAGATACTTTTCAATGATGATAAGGATTTCCATTACGTTGGTTCAGTGACATCTTACGAACTAGATAAACCGCTGCTGACAACAAAGGGCAAGATTGAAATTGAATGTCCAGACCCTTTTAAGTATTCGGAAGTACGAACATTACAATTACAATCTAATGTTGCTACGGTTGTGGATAAGGATATTATTTATCCACAGTTACCTAAAACAATAGAATTTGTTCCTAGTGCAAATATCAGTAGTTTTTGGGTATCATGCATGAATAAAAAGATAACTCTTAACGAAACAGTAGCTGCTGGAGTAAAAATTTTACTAGACTTTGAAAATCTTCAAGTGAAAGTAAACGATGTTAGCAGGTTGATATCATTAGATTTAAGTTCTAATTTTAGTGATTTTAGAATCATTAATGGTGCCGTGATTAACTTTTCTAATCCAGGGTCATACAAAATTAAGTACGAGGTGAAACGTTTATGATTATGTATTTGTTAGATAAGCAGCAACGAATTATAAAAGCTATAGATAAAGTAATTATCGAAGCGAACATGATTGAAGAAATAAATACAGCTAATCAATTAACGTTTTCCGTTATGACAAACAGCCGTATTGATACAGCTATTCAATACGTTTGCATTCCTGCGCCACGTGGGGATGCTTTTTTAATGTTCAAATTGATTAGCGAAACTGTTAAAAATGACCGCGTAGAATACACTGCTGTTGAGTCTGCTTATGATGAATTGAAAGCTTACTCATACATTAAAGACATGAGGCCAAGCGGTAAAACAGCCGGTCAAATGTTAGAGCAAGTTATTCAAGGAACAAGATGGTCGTTAGGGTACATTGCAGATACTAACCAAAGCAGCACAAGTTTCTACTATATTACTGTACTAGAAGCAATTCAAAAAATCGTTGAGCTGTTTAACGTTGAATTGACCTTTGATGTCAATATTGATAAGAAGACTAACGTTATTTCGAGTAGAAGGATAAATCTTTACACTCAGCAAGGCGAGCGTACCGGCAAGCGTTTTGAGTACGGATCTAATTTACTTGAAGTTACTAGAGAACAGTCTAGTGAAAATCTAATCACCGCCTTGATTGGGCGTGGTAAAGGTGAAGAGGTATCGCAAGGTGAAGATGGTTCGCCTGATGGCTATGGTAGACGGATTACCTTCGCTGATATTGAATGGAAAAAATCAAACGGAAATCCTGCTGATAAGCCAAAAGGGCAAGAATATGTTGAAGATAAGAACGCGACAGCTTTATATGGTTTTTCCGATGGTCGCCCTCGAATTGGATTAACCACTTTTGAAGATATTACCGACCCACAAGAACTGCTAAAAGCCACTTGGGCTAGTTTGCAGATTGCTAAACGTCCGCAAGTTGCTTTCAAGGCAAGCGTGCTTGATGTCGGAGATTTAGGCCTTGGTGATACGGTAGCAATCATTCGACATGATTTAGGAATCGAATACTTTACCAGAGTCTACAAGGTTGAACATGATTTGCTTAACAGAGCTAACAACACGATTGAACTCGGGGATGATTTTAGTCAAAAGAGTTTGACTAATTACGTTGCTGACGTTGCTAAAATTGCTGAAAACGTAAAGAATACCGCTGAGTATGCTGTGAGCTCTGCAAGTGGTAAAAATAAAAATTACTACAGTAAAACTAAGCCACAATATGCTAACGAAGGCGACAACTTATTTTTAGACCTTGGCAACGGCGAAACTGAGCTTTATGCCTGGCATAATGGGAACTGGGAGCTAGTTGTTTCGACAGCTGATACAACTGCGGTTAAAAGACAAGTCGAACAAGCACAAGCGGATTTAGCACAAGTTCGCGCTGACGCTAATCGAATTTCAGAAACACAAACCGAATCGGCTAAACGACTAGATGAACAAATGCAAGAGCTGCGTGCTAAGACGGTTGATAATGCGACTAACGTGCAGAACGTAATCAGAGACGTTGCACAAGCGCATGCGGACTATGTTGCTCAGCAAGCAGATATAAGCAAGCAGAAAGCAGACTTGGAGAAGGCTAAGCAGAGTTTGCAGACTACTTCGCAAAACTTAGATCAGGCCCGGCAAGATTTGCTATCTAATAGCACTCGGCTAGACAAACTCGAAGTCGGTGTGAACGGAGTTTCTATCAACGTTAACAACTTGAATACCAAAGTTGACGGAATCCAAATCGGCGGCGGCAAAAACCTTGTTCATGGAACGTCAGCTGACTGGCAAGGCGTGCATACTAACGAATTTAACGGGAATGATAATCAAACTTTCCTCATAGGATATGCCTATTTAGACCAACTTTCCGTGGGAGACAGTGTAACTGTCTCCTGTCATTATCAGTATAGCGGCGTAACAGCTAGCAATGCTGAAGCGCAAATCCAAGGTAGCGGTAACGTGACGGGATATGATAATGGACAGCTTATAAGACCAGAATTGATTGCTTTAGAGCAAGGAACAGATTTGAAGTTTGGAACAATCAAGTACACTTTCAAGCTAAACTCACAAATGGTCAAGAACAAATATTGGGAAGTTCGTTGGCGCTTTAATCACGTAAATCAAGGTGCCTGGTTCCAGTGGTGCTTCTTTAAAATTGAAAAAGGAACGACAGCCACACCTTGGAGCCCGGCGCCTGAAGAAGAAATCAAAAAGGTTGCTCAACTTAAGGTTGATTTGGACGGAATCCAAGGAACAGTCGCAAACAATCAAGGTGATATAACTCAAATCAAGCTCACTGAAAACGGCATGCAGCAAAACATTAAGGACGCGCAAGGCAACATTTCGAGTTTGCAGAATGACGCTAAGCAATTTAAGCAGCAATTCGCTGATGTCGACGGGAATATCGCTAATCTATCAGCTAGCGCAAAGAATTTTGAATTGCAAATGCAAGACGCACAAGGTAATATCTCGAGTTTGCAGAATGACGCTAAGCAATTTAAGCAGCAATTCGCAGACACAAACGGGAACATTGCGACAATCAAACGAAATGCTACCGAACTGTCTGAGCAACTGGCAAGCAAAGTCGGCAACACTGAGTATCAAAGCTTTAAAACTCAAACCGCTAAGGAACTGAGCCAAAAGCTAGTCAGAACTGACCTTAACGGTTATGCAACCACAGCCGAAGTGAAGTTGACCGCTGACGGTTTAAACGCTAGATTTGATAATCTTAATGTCGGCGGAACCAACATGCTCTACAAAACTAAAGATATTGATAGCACGGTTTGGATTCAGAAAGGCAAAGCATACTATGACACTAAGCTTGGTGAAAAAGCAATCCACGCTTGGGGGGATTGGTCTACGTATGTTTCTAATCAGACTATACACCTTGAGTCAAACACAGATTATACGATTAGTGCTAGCCTTCTATCGTATCAGGAAGGCGCTGGTAGATTGGACGGAAGTGGTATTCAGTTTGGAGTATATGCTAAAAACACTGCTGATAATCAAACATTTACAATAGGTGTTCTACAAAATACCAAGGGTAATTTAAGCAACGCAGAATGGAAAAGATTTAGCACTGTATACCACAATACAACCGCTAAAGATATCACCGATTTTAGAATAGAAGCTTCAGGTGACTGGTCTACTGTATCAGGGAACGTTTGGATTGCCAAAATAAAATTAGAAGATGGGAATGTTCCTACTCCTTGGAGTCCGGCATTTGAAGATATAGATGATAAGTTCGAAGGATTATCAAGCAGAATTTCAGCGAACTCATCAGAATTTAGTACTGTATATACCAAGATCACTAATGCTAAAAATGACGCAGTAAATACAATCAAAAATGATAGTCAATGGCAATCAATGGGGAAGATAGTGACTAATGCGTCATTCTTGCAAAATGCTAATGGCTTTGCTCAAGAAGTAGTTAAAACAGCTACACCGATGATTGAAGGTGGGGGTAAGAACCTAGCAAGAGGCACATCTGATAGTTGGCAAGGTGTAAGCACACAAGAGTTTAATGGTGGTATAGCTTTTACAAAATATGTGGCAGATGTGTATCTTGACGATTTAAATGTTGGTGATAAGGTCACAGTGCAAATTATATACCAATATAGTGGTGTTACATCAAACAACGCACAATGCTGGTTACAAGGTTCTGGCAATACGACAGGTTGGAATGGCGGTAATTTTTATGGTACACCAACCACTATCAATATGCAGACAGGGACTGATGTGAAACACGGTTCTATTAAATATACATTTACTTTAGATAGTGATATGAAGAAAAATCGCTATTGGAGTGTAACTTACAGATTTGACAATGTTAACAAAGGTGCATGGTTTCAATGGCTGAAATTTAAAGTAGAAAAAGGGACAGTAGCTACACCGTGGAGTCCCGCTCCAGAAGACCTAGCAACCAAACTCCAACTCAACCAAGTTATCGACACGGCGGATAGCCACACGCAAATAATCAAGGACTATCTAACTAATGATAATAGTCAGTTTAAGCTGCTAAAAAATGCGGTTAATCTAAAAGTTGAAAAAGGCGACGTCATCGGACAGATAAATCTTGAAGCTGGGAAAACATTAATTCAGAATCAAAAAGTATATCTAGACGCTGACACTGTTGTTTTCTCAAATAAGGCTTTTATTCCTAGTGCTGCAATCACTAGTTTAGATGCCGGGAAGATTACCACCGGGACGTTGAATGCGGCGGCAGTGAAAGTAATTAATATAGACGCAAGTAAGATTACTACTGGAAAGCTAAATGGAATGGCAGTAAAGATAGATGGTAAAACCTCTGAAATAGATATGACGACGGATAGAGGAGTTGTGTTTAGACAAAAGAACGGCTCATGGGCGACAACTATCACATCTAAGCAAATTCAATTCGAAAACAACTCTAGCGGTCAAAATGAAATTTTAGGGTTCATTGGGGGGCAGTATAGTGATGTGTCAAAAAGTATTAATGGAATCAGAATTGTAATTCCTACACAGCAACAGTTAGGGGCACCTTACGGAGGAGATGAGTTCACTATCGGTTACGCTACTGACCGTAACGGTCATGCAAATAGTGATTTCATATATAATGCTTCGGGACAATTGCGTTCTAAAGGCTTCCATTGGTATGAGAGTTCTCACTTATACGGTAAAGCACAAGTTCTGTATATCGACGGTGCACATGACCCTTTATGGATAAGAGGCGTAAAATTTGATAAGAGCTCTCAAAATGGTTATTATCAACCAACTATTTCAGCAGGTTGGGGAGGTAATACATATGGTAATTCAGGAATAAGTTTCCTGTGGGACTCCATATTACTATATGGTTCTGTTCAACTTGGTAATATACGGGTTGCTGATGCTACTAATGCAATCGGGGTAGGTTGGACCTCTTGGTCTGACTGGAACAATGAAAAATACCCATCTTTCACTAACGAAAATGGTAGTAACCATGGCGGGATAGCATTTCCACCTAATGGAAATACTGTAGTTTGGTCGGGAATGACTGGACAACGGCAAAACACATGGAAATAGGTGATATATATGGAAATAAAAAAACAGGTAAATTTAACAGCTGATGTTGTAGATGATAAAGGTAATGTGCTCGCACAAATGCAATCTATATTATCGGGGGATGGTTCAACACCGGTCATTAGAACTAATGGCTATGGATCTGTTATTGGATACAATGACGATGGGACAGTTATTGTAAGTGAACATTTGGATAATAAGCTTAAAGATGCACAAACAGAAATGATGGCTGAGGCTATTAGGGTACAAAAAGAGTTAACAGAAGCTAATGGTATCGACCCTAGTGTAGTAAATATCATTGGAGCAGAAAAGGAAGGTAATACAAATGAATAAAATCGAACAAAAATTACTCAATAAGTTAGCAGTGGCTCAATATAACGAGGTAGCATTAGAAGCACAAGTGGAAGAACTGCAAGAAAAAATCAAGCAACTTGAAGCTCAGAAAGAAATTAAGGAAGAAGGTAAATAATCATGGTTAGACTGACATCAATTCAATATCAGTTCGATAACAGCACAGCAAAAACGGACAGCATCACATGCAGCTTTAACGTAACAAGCGAACGAAACGAGTATATCAATGGAAACGTAACATTGTTACCGGGCGATTTAGAAGAAAGCACAACTTTAGACGATTTAACTCGCAAGCAAATTGAAACATTAGCTAAAGCCCGATTTGCCAAGCTAGTGCAAGGGGAAGGTGGTGAGGGTTAATGTTTCATTTTTTAATCGGAGCAGTACCGCCTCCACCTACACATTTAGTATATTTAGATAAGTTGCAAGCTTTGCTAGATAACAAGCTAATTTTAATCTATACCTGGGCGGTGTTTGTTGACCTTCTAACCGGCTTTGTCAAAAGCTTAAATCATAAGTCAACCAACAGTACTAAAGGCCTTAGCGGATTGCTCAAGCATGCTATCTTACTCATCGCAATCTTGACACTGTACCCTCTACTTGACCTAATCGGCATGGTGGGTATGGGAGACGCATTTTTAGTTTTCTACATCTTATTCTATCTGGTAAGTATCATAGAAAATCTAGGGCAAATCGGCTTTCCAGTACCCGAATGGGTCAAACGCTACCTATATAAATTAAGTGATGATTACAACGAAAATGGACCAACAAAAGGAGGAAAAGACTAATGGCTAGAGAACTCGTAATCGACCTGGCATCACCTTATCAAGTAGATCTAACTGCTGATGACTACCGCAAAGTTGGTGCCAAGAAAGCTATCGTCAAGATTTCCGAAGGGACAACTTACACTAACCCAGATATCCGATTATTAATTAATCGGTCAGCAGAGGGGGGAGTAACCGGTTATAGTTTTTATCATTTCGGACGTTTCCATAATGATGGTCAAGCCATTGCCGAAGCTAAGTATTTCTTAGACCAAGCGCGACGAACAGTTAATCCGAAGCCAGGTACTTTAATGATTTTGGATGCAGAAATCGAAAACATGTCGACTTCTTCAGTGGTCGCATTCTTAAAGACGTTGCGAGAGGCGGGTTTTAAGGCCGGCTTCTACTCTTACCTTTATCTGCTACCCGAATTCGACTTAGACGCAATCTTACAGCACGCCGATTTCTTTTGGTTAGCTGCTTACCCACTTGGTGATAAGCCAGCCGATGCTAACCCGGACTTTCGCTACTTTCCAAGTGCACAGAGGGTTGACGCATGGCAATTTACGCCTAAGCTCATGGGATACAATCTGGACGGGTCAATCACTGTGACTGAGAATGCAAATCAGCTTCTGAGCGGACCGACTCCTGTTGTGTCACAACCAGCTCCAACGCCTAAACCACAACAGCAACAGATAGATAGCTGGGTAGATGATTTAGGTGTGAAGTGGTACAAAGAAACTGGTCAATTTACTATCACAGACCCAAGTGGTATTTGGCTTCGCTGGGGAGCAACTACGCAATCAGCAAAGATTGCAGCCTTGCCTCAAGGTTCTGTGGTTAAGTATGATGCTTATTGTTTCAGTGGTGGCTATGTGTGGATTAGGCAACCACGTGAAAATGGCCAATTTGCTTACTTGCCAACAGGCCGAGAAACGAACGGTAAGCGCCAAGATTACTGGGGTAAATTTGAATAGATAGATAAAGGCACAACAGTCATCTGACCAGTGTGCCTTTTGTTTATGTAAATAAAAAAAAGCCTTTCAGCTGGAAGAGCAGAAAGGCAGACGTAGTACGGTAACCAACCGTATTGGTGGAGATAACCAGTCTCCAATCGAGATATAAAACCTTGATACCAACTACATTATACATTTGGTATTGTGATAGTGTCAATAATTCGATAAAATTAGAGTCGGTACATCTAAGACTAACCATCTTTGAAATTGTGCCAGAATCGAGGTGAAAACCTTGATACCAGCTTTAATATCGTTAGTAACAACCATACTAACTAATATTATATCTGATTTGATTTCAGATAAGATTAAGAATCGCTACAAGCGGAAGCATTAATCTTTGTAAATTGATTCAGATTCTAAAAAAAAGCAGATGTGGTAGCAAGCGACCCAACATCTGCTTTTTTATTTTGCCGTAAAATACACAAAAAATTCAACTTTTGCATAAAATGAATATGGTTATTTTTAGTCAAAATTTCAGTGCAAATTTATTTGCACTCCGTTTGCACTAACCCACTTAAACCCTTGATACAGAAGCACTTTTTATACCGATCGCCGGTATTCTTAGGAACCGTTAGAAACAGTAAAGTCCGAGAAATCGGGCTTTTTTCTTTGCAGTTACAGTTAAAAATAGTTAGAAATCGTGAAGTATTTGCAATCTGTTTATTTTTTTATTGAAAATGTAAAAGCTAAGTTTGTTAATTATCTGCTGGAACAAAAAGGCTACACACAGCTACCAAAACAAGTAAAAGAATACAGTGGTACTAAGATCTATCGTGGTGTTCACAGAAGTATTGATGGCAAAAAGAGCGCTGATGAGATAGAAATGTAAAAAATTACCATTATCAAACAATCCAATGGACTTAGAGGATGGATTAAGGAGATTCATGCTCGAAAATGATATAATTGTTTACAGAAATGATAAATATTCTGATGAATTGGCAGAGAAATTGTATAAATTTTTAAGTACATCTGTTGTGCCCAATGGTACCTTAGGGAAAAAGGCAAACATTGCTATCACTATTCCTAAAGAGTCTGTTGGGGCATATATTGAATTATTAGCAAATGATATGTATAAAAAGCAAAGAGAATTTTTAATTAATAAAGATTCGAATATAGAGTTGCTTAGTGTAATAGATGGTTTACGTATATTTGAATTAAGGTGATTGTAATGTTAGATATGGAAATGGCTAGAAAAGCTTATCAAGAGAGAATAGATTCTGAATCGTATAGTGATAGAAATTATACTGAGGAAGAAAAATGGCTTCAAAGAGAACATAGAAGAATATAGAAAAAACTTTTTGAGCGTAAAAAATAAGCAAGGTAAATAGCATTCAATTATTCCAATGGTTGGATGTTATTTTTGTACCCTAATTTTATGAATTGAGGTAATTAATATGCTGGATGAAAAATTAGCAGATAAGTATTATCGAGAACGTTTATACTCGGAGTCTAATAAACCGGACTACACACCTGAGGAACTAAAGGGACAAGAAAAAATAAGAAAATACTTTGATGAATATAGCGCAGTAAAGGATGAAAATGAAAGACGTTTAATAGTTAAGAAGTGTTATGATGACCTTTGGGCAAATTAGACATTTTTAAATTTCGAGGTGAAAAACAACATGGCTAAGGATGATTATGACGTAGTTGTTTTTAGAATATTGGTTTATTTGTATGCTATTTTTAAAGGTAAACAAATCTTCGACCAACATATATTTTTAAAGGTAATTTCTAAAGTAGAAGAGGACTATCTATATCGTGTTTTGGAGATGATGCAGTCTGAGGGTTTAATTGAAGGACTGCAGTTCCGGAAAGCATGGGGAGGCGTAGTAATCCTTATCAATGACTTGGACGATATTTCAATTACTAGCGATGGAATCCATTACCTTTTAGAAAATAGTAGAATGAAGAAATTAAAAGACTTTTTATCAGGCCAGACTGGTGCGATAGCAAGTTTAATTCAATTAGTCTTTACTGTCGTTTAGCATTCAACCGTTTCAGTGGTTGGGTGCTATTTTTATACCCTAATTTAAGGAGGTGGTGCAGTTATTAACTTTAAAGATTGAAAGGGGCAAGGATATGTCTAATCGCAAGCAAAAGGTTGGCAATCAAACTCCTACTCAATCGGTAATTGCTCCATATCAAAAAATGTTAAGTGATGAGGCCGTTAAGTTTTACGAGCGCACCGGGTTATCATGTTATGAATGGCAAAAGAACTTGCTAGATCCAATTATGGCTGGCGATGAAGATGGCTTGTGGGTTCATCAAAAGTTCGGTTATGCTATTCCTAGACGTAACGGTAAAACCGAGGTTATTTACATAAAGGAAATATGA